TTTGTCCAAAGCCTATAGGATATACAACAATGCTATCACTAGATGCCTCGCCAGTTACTACTTTGGCTACAAATTTCATTGGTGCATCATAACCATTGGTGCAGAAAAGAAACCTACCATACTGATAGTATTGTGTATTGATCTCGTTTGCAGATGGTATTGTTCTATTGTTACTGATTGTTCGTAGTTTTGGCAACGAATCAAAGTCGAATACCTGTGAGAGTGTGCCACCTTGCTCTATAATAATACTATCCAATGCACCTTGATGCTTGGTGTAATAGAATAAACTATCTACCTTGTCATTGGTAAATGGTACGTAGTCGTTTCTATATAGGAAGTATCGTTCATAACCAAGTGTATTTGTCCATCCATTACTAATAGTATCTGTTCTCCAGTTTTCAAGTTCAGATAAACTATCTTGTAACTGTGGTTCTTGTTCAGAGATACCTTTCAGCAATGGTACAGTAAATGATTCGTTCTTCATACTTTCTTCAATGGTGCATACAATGGCACAGGATCTAGTGTAGTTGGTTGCATATATCGTTTAACATATCTTTTGGCTATGTTATTTAGATACCGTTGTTCCATCTTCAGCATTTCTTGTGCAGATTTCTTTGCATATAATTCGGCTTGTGCATTGTTATCATGCTTGATAAAGATTTCACGCAATGCCATATATGCAAGTATTTGATGATGTGCTGACGGAAACTCTGGTGTATCTTCGGAATCCAGCAATCTTCGAGGCCGATACATATATCGTACTGTCATATCATAGTTCAAATCTTGTCTAGGATACAAACGTATACGTTGATAGTTACCATCTGCTTGATTATGTGTGCCATAAGTCAGAATGAAGTTGTCGTCAAAGTCTGACTCTTTAACTTCAAAGTTTGTTGCAGTGCTATATGTTGGACTATATATACTTGCACCACCACCAGATAACTCTGGTATGTGAAACCATTTATTACTAAAGTCTGGATTGCGACAATATAGTTTATAATATCGACCACTGGTATTTGGTCTTGCAACAGGTGTCCAAGTTGCTATCTCTGTATCTGTTAGTGTTAGTGTTGTTGATGGTGAGAGTGCAGACTCTCTACCAGCATACACATAGGTCAATGCAAATTCTAATGTTCTATTGCCTTTACCACCTGTTGTAGAATACTCTGTTATATTTGGTGCTTTGGGTGGCAACAATGTATAATCATCATACTGTATCCAGTAGTTTGGTAGATTTACTTCATTCAATGGCAGATTATAGTATTCATCTTCGTATCGTGTAACTGGTATTAATCTTCCGGGTTCTGTTGGAGATAGTTGCATAGCACGTTTCAGTACTTGTACAATCTCTACCATATCACTTGGCATATCTAAATATCGATAACGTATTGTACCACTAGATACGGCAGTACCAGAAAACGCAGTAGTAAGATATATTTGTGTGGATGATACAACCCACGCTATCTCATATTCATCTTCACCAACAGCAAATATATTTCCAGCCATTGTACTATCAAACATTGCAGTAGCAGAATATACACTGGTACCAGTAATGGTTAGTCCAGTTACATCTTTATCTTTTCTTGCTACAATAATCTGTTCTTTTTGTGCAAATACAAATGGTTTCTCAGTAAACAGTTTATAGTATTGATCATTGATAACATCATTCAGTTGTGCATTATATGTAGTGATGTTTGGTTGATAGTCTAGGATGTTACCAATATATTCTCGTATCTCGGATAGTTTCATACATCACCTAAAAAAACTCTCACTGCTCATAGAACAGTGAGAGAAAATGGAAAATTTTATTAGAATTGTTTGATAACCAAAATGGTGCATAGTCCATCTGTTGAAGATGCATCTACTGCATATGCCACTGGTGGCAATAAATCAGTGTTAGCATACTTTAACAACTTACCAGCATTAGAATCAATCTTCAAAGAATCACCAACAGCAACAGTAGTTACATCGGCTTTTACTTTTGCATCACAGATACCAGCGATAACAACTTCCACTCTGTCACCACTTGCAACTGAAGAAGATAATACAACACCAGCAAATGCTTTCTTTGTTCCAGTTCCACTTGCAACCTTTACAACTTTAAGCATCTTGTCTGCATCAGCAGATTGAGACAAATCAAAACCAACACAATCACCAGCAACAAGAGCCTCACTTGCAAGAAACATTTCTGTTTGTCTGCGGTGAGATGCACTAACTGTACCAGTAGATGTGCTATCATTTAAGGTTTGTAGTAATGTATTTTGAGCCATACGTTCCCCCTATTATGCTTCAGCATTGATTAAGATACCTTGAGATGCCAAGTGAGAGATAGCCAACTGTGTACGAACCAATACGTTTGCAGTCATAGCCGCATATCCGCTGATACGTTCCATATCGGATACTTCAAAGTTTGCATCTTTGTCAAAGTATACGTTGAACATTTTGGTATTCAAGAAGTACATAGAGATTTTATCACCAGAACCACCAGCAATTTCAAAACCAAGATTTGGTTCGATGTACATCATAGCACCATTATACAACAAGCCTAACTTACCAGATGTGGCTTTCATTTGCTCAACACTAGCATATCTTTCTTTTTGAGTAAGTTCATTTCTGTACAACTCATAAGAGATAGGAGAGGCCAAAATCAAATCAATTTCACCTTCTGGGGAATATGTTTGAGTGTTGATCATAAGGTTAGACATTTTTTTCAAACCATTGCTAGCAAAGTTACCTGATACATTAGCAACTTGATTTTGCCAAGTTTGCTTATATGTAAGTTTAGACAAGCCACCAATGCTATTGGTTTGAGAGCCAAATGCATCTACTTCAAAGAAACCATTTGTATTTGCAGATACTGCAGTGGTTCCTTCACCATTGAATGTATTTAGTTCAGTAAGAATAGAAGAAGTACCAGCAACAGTTTGCTTACACCACTCACGTTGCAACATACCCATAACAGATTTCAAACGGGCCTCTGCAATACGGATGATTGCACGTTCGCCTTTGTTTGATAGTTCTTCTTTTTGAGTAAGAACAATAGGAGCAACAAAGTCACACCAGTTATAACTAGCAACTTGCAATACATCTTTCACTGCAAGGTTGATTGACTCATAACCAGAAGACAATTGTGTAATGTTAGAATGTTCTGATAAGATAACTGGGTGGTCTACTTTTTGTCCACCATCGATAATTTCAACGTTACCTTTTGCTTTGACAGCATCCAATAATGGAATAGTACGGAATGTTTGATCCACTTCTCTGTCACGCAAAATGCGTAGCGTTGACGATAATATGTCTGCTTGAATAGGCATAATTATAATCTCCAAAGTTTAATATAATAAAAAAATGAATGGTTATTCTCGTGTCCAATATGGGGAGAGCATCCTAGAAGTGTTCTATAAGAGTAATAGGATACAAGAATACCATACCACATTATTTCTTTTGTTTCAACAAATACTCATAAATATCCGTGGCAGATAACTGTTTGTCTGCTGGAGCAGTAAATCCAGTTCTTTGTCCACTAGAGATTCTATCGGCAACTTGTTTGCGTGCTACCTTTTGTTGTTGTTCATATTCGTGTTGTTGTTGTTCTTGTTGTTTAGAACGTTTTCCACGAACAACCCAGTATGCATCTTCCAATGTCATACTCTCATTCTTCAACAATGTTTCTCGTACTTCTGTTCGCAAATCATTATCTGTACGTAACTCTGGATGCTCATCCATAAATGATTCTAACTTGCGTTGTGATTGTACTTTTAACTGTTGTTGTGCCATTGGCTCCAATATGGCCTGTAGTCTTTGTGCAACCATTGTATCAATATACGATTGGAAAGATTGTGGGTTAAATGGATCTAACTCACCATCTGTTGTTTGTTGTGCCAGTTTTTGCAACTGTTGATATGCATCGTTGTTTGTCAAGTTAGATTGTAAATCTTCTAACTTTCTGCGTTCTTTTGCTATCTCTTGTGTCTTACGAGTGTAGTCAGCACGCAGAGATTTCATTGCACGTTGCACAGGTTCTGGCATACTTTCATATACACTTTGCCAAGATTCATTATCTAACTTTGCGTTATCAAATGATTCTTGTTCTTCTTTCATTCGTTGTTCTAGCGTTTTGTTTTGTTCTACACGTTTGCGTTCGTGGTGTTGCAACAATTGTTCTACACGTTGATCGTGTACATCTTGATGCACTGGGCCAGATTTACTAGGCTCAACAAATGTTTCTGTTGTTTCTGTTGGTGTTGTTGTTTCTTGATTTTCCATTTTTATTTTCCTTTATTTTATTCTGTCCATAAATAGTTTATATATTTCTTGGGCCAACATAGAAATCTCTTGTGGCACTTTTTGTTGCGATTCAGCCATAGGCATATCTTCTTCATCCATATATTGTTCTTCTTGCGATGGTTCTTCTTCTTCGCAACCACAAGAATCACCTTTAGATAAATAGTCATTTGCCCATTTACCACCATCACCAACACCATAAGATTGTTCTATCATTTGTTTAGCCTTGCCATCGCCTTTGCTAGCAAGATGTATTATCATCAATGGTACTGGCATATTACATCCTTTGAGCAAACAACATATCTGTTTCAGAAGATGTTGGTGCTGGTGTTGGTGGTGGTGTAGGTTCTGCTTTGGGTTCTCCCAGCAATTTATCTTTGGGTGATTGATCCATAAGGAATCGTTTGAAGTCTTTATCTTTTGCAAGTTTAGATAGTTTACCAGCAAGTAAAGATAAATCTCTATCATCTTGTATTTGATCTGGTATGAAGTCAAACTCTACCATAGCATCACCGGATGCACTTGTAACCATAGCAAATAGATTCATAAGATCGTTTGGAAAAGAAGTCATATCTTCTTCTACCATTGCATATGGTGACTCTTGGAACAATGCTAATACCTTGTTCAGTTCTCCAATAACTCTGTTCATAGCACCTTTGCTAAACTCGCCTTGTGGTGCCATCATCGATAGAGACTCTTGGTTTTGCATATCCATTTCTCTACCTTGTTGTCCAGCCATTTGTAATAAATCTCGTGGTGGCATTGGCATACCAGCCATTGTGGGTTCCATACCCATTTGTGTTGCACTCATAAGTTCTCCGTAAGGTTGAATGTTTTATCTATTGATTGTGTTATATTGTTGTTTGTTGCTTTCATTGTATCTTGAAATAATGATACTTGCTGTTGGTGTTGAATATGTTCTGTATATTCTCTATGTTGCACTTCATCTAACTGTGCCTTGCTTACTTCTACTAGGCCACGTTCTTCCATTATGCGTTCTCTTTCATCTGGAGAAGATATATACTGTCCTAGTCCACGATCAAAGTATCCTAGACTATCTCCCCACTTCCCAGCAGTTTTTGCAAATACACCAATGTGTCTAGCCATATCACTACCACATCGATCACACTTTGGCCTACAAGCCATTAAATCTTCAAACGTTCCAAAGTGATCATCACTTATCTTACACGTATTGCAATAGTATGTATATACTGGCATAGGTTATCCTTGTGGTAGAAACTGCATTACATCTTCACCAGATGGTTGTCCTTGCAACCCTTGTGATTCTGCCATTTGTTGTTGTGGTACAGATGGTTGATTGGATGTATTACCACCACTAATAGCACCACCAGCACTGGATATAAAACTTTTTGGAAGATCCATCATATGAACAATATGTGACAACAGTTCTTCTTGTGGTACACCCATACTTGCAAGCACAGGCATTACCGCAAGAAACTCTTGTTTCTTTACTGCTTCACTCAATGGTGTGGATCCTGTATCATTAGCAAAGTATTTGAAGTCACCAGTTATATCTTCTTCTTTTATGATTGTTGGTTCTCCATCAATGATAATACTATCTCCATCTTCAGCAAGATATATTTTCATAATCGATATATATACTTGTGCTATCTGCTCAATCGTTGCGTCACGTTCTCTTGCTAGTCTTCCAATTTCAGATGACGAATAGGCCGCTAATGCCGTAACTTCTGTAGCGGTTGCTCTTGATGATTCACCACGTGTAAATGGTGCCATAACACTACCACGTTCAAAATCATCTTGTACTTGTTGCACATATCTCTCTAG